GATGCTGTACTTCCAGGCCCGTCCATCAATCTTCCAGATGGCCTGGAAATGTTGCCCTTTCATTAGGGACGTGGAGTGTGGGCCGAGGGGTGCCCACAAGTTGTGGCGGTAACCAATTGGTGGCATATTACAGACGACTACCCAATAGTTTATTGGGTTGAAATTCCAGAAGAAGTCCACCAAGCGAGAGTAACGTGTCGTCCTGATTTGTCATGGGGAGTTGTGAAAGAATGGCGAGATAACCAAGTTCGAATGGAATTTTTAACTTCGAAAAAGAAAATCATACGACTCACTGATTTTCCTCGTGCGGTTTTACCCGGTTTGTATTATGCCCTCCCCGGTTCAGGCAAGTCATGTTACGTTCGACGATGTCAAATGGCAGGTTGCGATACTTACGATACTGATGACCACTTAAAATATGTTCGTAAATACTGTAAAACTCCGCTGCAAGTGTCTGATTTTTATCAGTTTCATCTCCACTTATGTTTGGATGGTTTTTTTGATTTTTGTCGTGAGACCTGGTTTTTGTATAAGGAGTCGAGGTGTTGGTCATCCACTGTTCCGTTCGTTGTGCCATACGAAAATGACAGTATTATTCCAGCTGTGAAACCGATACCCGTCAACTATGAACTGCCAGGACAAGAAATGGTAAAAGGCATTTGTGTTAAATGTAAAACGCACGACTATGTTTGCTGTAAGTACAGGAGATGTGTGGATTGCACACGTAAATTGGATCACCTACTTCCGCGCGCGTTGAAATACGGCGCTGACCTCACCTTCTTTGAGTGCAAGGAAACGAAGTACGGGGGTGTAGTCCAGGGACTCACTGCCATTGGACCTTTGTTGCCGGATGCACCAATGATGTGTAATGATAAAAGCAAGGAAACAATAATAACAATGCTTGCAGGCAGACACCTTGCTCAAACATACCCAGTTGATCTCGATGAATGGCCGAAGTTTGTTTCATTTTTCAAAAAGTTTTGGCTCAAAGTGCTTTCACGGAAATATGGTGAAGGAGTTCGACCGGTGTTACAGATACCTGAATTGGGAGAATGGAATAACTCCAATCGATTTGAGCCATGGAAAGTGAAAGAAAATGACAATGCAGATTGGGTGATGCGCACCACTCCAGTTGACAAAGTGACAGCCTGGAGGTGGGCAAAATTTGGGTGTTTCCCAAAAGTTGAAAAGACTGAGAAGAGCGATGCCTTTGGTGTTAAGCCAGACTTCAAACCGAGATCCATAGAGACGGCTAAACCATAGGCTAGAGTTGCCACAGGCAGAAAGTTTTATGCCTTGCAAAAAGCCATTGAAGAGATGTTACCTTCCCATATTCAAATGGCTACGGGGATGAACCCCGCCACGCTCTCAGACTTTTATGCGCGTCACTTCAATAAGCCACTGGTAGGATGGGATGATTTTACCCTCTACGATTCGTCGGAATGCAAAGAGTTGCAGGATCTAGACGAATGGTTGTACCGCCAATTTGACTTTGAGGGAGATCAGTATGTCTGCGATTGGGCAGATCTCATCCGCCATGCCCAGACGGTCATTGGTGGCTATGGGCCGTACGGAGTGAAGTTCGAGGTGAGAGGCACTCTCAAATCTGGTGTTGCTGACACCTGCCTCTCGAACTCGGTTAACAACATTGCGGCCC